GTATCAATACAAGTGCATCACCAAAACCAGAATTGACACTACTTAAAACACCAGAACCATTACTTGTAAATAATGTATTACCACCAGCATCCTTATAGGTGTTGGCCTTTACATCATCAGCTAAAACTACACTGTCACCAGATGCCCCAATGGTGAGTGTATTACCTGCCGGCTCAATTGTATTAACATTTAAAGTTGTCACACGATGACCCATGCCTGTCCAGCAGGAATGGTCACAGTCACACCGCTGGCAACTGTCACGGGCCCTGCACTGACGGCGTTGAAGTTAGTTGTTAAAGTATAGTTGGTATCTACAGAGTTTTCATTTTCATAAAACACTTTTTCAGATCCGCCGCCTGTTGGTGCACCAGCCGGAACAGCTGCCCAACTACTTACACCACTACCATTAGTCGTTAAGAATTCTCCAGAAGCACCATCTGTCCCTGGAAGTGTTAGTGTCCAACTGCCTCCAGTATATGCAGAGTGTGCCGCAGACTTGATAGAAACAGAATGAGCATTAGAACTTTCACAATACAGTTTTATATCAGATGCTGTACCAGCATTTTTGATATCTACAGTAGTTCCATCATAGGTAAGGTTAGCCTCACCTTCTAATGTACCTGTAGTACCAGACCCAGTTATAACTCTATTGTTTGCATTGTTGTTGATAGTAGCACCGGCACCCCATACTGGAGCTGTAGCACCACCGTTCATTACCAATGCTTGTGCTGCTGTGCCTTTTGCTAGTCTTACATAGTCAGTACCGTTGTAATACATAATATCACCAGCGGCATCAGAGCCCATAGCAATCATGGCACCCGTAACAGCATTGTCAGCTATCTTTGTAGTAGTTACAGAATCATTTACCAGTTTAGCAGTTGTTATTGTATTATCCGCTGGAGTTGAAGTCATCTGCGTGCGGAGAGAATTTAAAACATATATCTCTGCTAAGTTTGCCGGAGCAGCACTAAACGTAATACGTTTCATTGCACCACTACCATCCACACCTAAAGTGAAAGCCTTTCCAGTACCCGGTTCTTGGCGAACATTGTCTACGAATACTTGAAGGGCATTTTCACTTGGTGCCTCAGATGTAATATCAAAGGCAACGTCAGAACCGTCTCCAGTAAATACATTTTTTTCGTTTAAACCTAGAGTTCTATCTAAAGGTCCTTTCCCGATGTAAGGCATTTGTTATCTCCCTTATACGTCTTCCAGAACTGACACGACTGCGTCCAGTGCTGTTGCTGTACCGCAAGAGACTCTTATAGCATCGTGAGCAGAACCAGTACTTTGCAATACTACCTTACCACCAGACACTACTTCCAAAGCAGCCCCAGCAGGAATAGTAGCATCTTTCAACAAATAAACATCGGTACTCGTTCCTGCGTGTGTGTCAAGAAACACACTAGCCGTTACACCGTTTGCTGTTTTATTTGTTAGGTAGATGCCGATAACGACTGTCTCCATTGCAGAACCAGATCCTGGTACTGTATAGACTACATCAGCCGAGGCTCCTGTGCTAGTTGTGCAACTAGCCTTTGTAAATCGTTTAAAATCGTTCGCCATTTTAATTTTCCTAAAGTGTTTATACTATTTATACATTTCTATCGAGCGTTTGAAGTCTTGAATGGGCTTTCAGCAATAGCCAAGTAGAAGTAAGTTGCGTTAGCCGGATCGTTGTAACTACCAGATGTCGTTCTAACTTTAAATCCATTACTAAGAAAGTCTACCACTGCTATATTCTCACCAATACCAGTACCGTTTACGGCTAGTCTCCAACCTTGCGGGTTATAGGTATTTCTGACTCCATCAGTTACGTCCCAAGACGCGGAAACAGAAGTGCTTTTGACTAAAAGATATGCTGGTTTAAATCCTGTGTATACAAACGGCCCGTCAGTTGCCGATCCGTTTGCGGTATAATCACCTACCTTGCTGTAGCCTTCTACTGAGTGCCAACAATAGGCTATGAAATCATCGCCAGAGTCATTAATCCCTTCTACCCCACCATCTAATGTAAAGACACTTGCTGTTGGGCTAGTGTTAACCCAATGACCAGTTGCCTGTTGATAGTAAGGATCATTTAATTCTAATCTCTTGGTATTTCCAAGAGGTCCTACATACACAGGCCAACTAACAGCAGCATCCAAATTCTTTATAAATATTAATTCTGGAGCCTGTGAAAGCCCATGCCCAACAGTTACGTCTGAAGCAGAACCCGGATATTTAACAATGCTAAATCCCGCAGTAGCATTTGCACTACCAGAGCCACTAGCCACGGTTCCCGCTGTAGCCGGATCAAATGAGGTTCCGGCTTTCCAGTTCCATGAAACCATAGTATTAGATGGATTTGAACCACTACCAGTACCAAGAGTAAACCCATCACTATCAAAAGATTTTAAAGACTGTGCATCTGTTACTTCTGCATTATTGACGTTTGTGTAAACTTCTTTTGTTACACCACGAACTACGTCAAATAATCTGTGGTTATACGTCAACGCCCTAGCCTTAATCCAAGTAAAGTCTGGTTGAAATCCTACACCAGTTACAGCTAATTCTGAACCAGTACCTGTATACGTCACCGTATTGAAATGCTTACTAGGATCAGTAATACTTGGGTTATCAAGATTGTCCGTACAAAGCGCAAGGTATCCTGACGGCGGAGCATAATAGAAGTCTCCTTTGTTGTTAGCGTCCTGATTGCCTTGTGCTGTTACTGTTCCAGCAAATGAACTGTCTTGTCCAAAGTTTGCTACCGTATTAAACTGATTACTGCCATTACCTTCTGCTACTAGAGGAGCGACCTCAGCAATTATACCCGTAGCCATTTGACCTTGAGTTGCACTATTTTTATAAAATGTAATAGTTCCGTTATCCATATCCAGAGCAACACCAATAATATCTCCAGCAGTATAGGTTGCTCCGTAAGAACCAGTACTACCGGGAATAGTCTTTTGGCCATCAGCATCGTATGTATAAGAAACTCCCATATCTACTGGCCCAGTTCCAGAAGAAGTACCGTATGTATTGGTCTTACATACACCAGTCCTACAATTGGCCGGTGCTGCTGCAGCTATGATATATATTTCCCAGTACCATTTTCCAGACTTGAGGCCAAAGGTTCCTCTATAGGCAATATGATTAGTACTATCTACAATTTTAAGATTACCTTCAGATACAACACCTGCAAGATTTGCAGCAAAGATATCTATAGGATTCCAAGTACAAAAGTTATTCATAGGACTATCCAGCATCATATCATGTGATGATAAATTAGTCGGTGTGAAAGAATTGTAGTTCCCAGAATGGTCTGCACCTAGGCCACCATCTGCGAAATCAGAATTCAACAAGAATACAGTATTAGAATCAGAAGTTACTCTGTCTGTTGGTTTTGTGAAGGCACTAGTGTATCTTGCACTATTAGAAATACGAATATTATCCATACCACCATTCAAGTCACCAGGACCAGCATACGATATGTTACCACCTATCTCAACACCATTTTTACCATCTTCAATATCTTCACCATTAAGATCCGTATCTACAGATGAAGATAATGCTCCGTTTATGAATATTCTTCCATTCCCACTGCCATCTCTACAAAAGGCAACGTGATTCCATACACCACATTCAATCTTGGTGCCAGTGGAGTCTACACTACCAACAGCACCAGTGCCGTTGTAAACATTAAACCTTACTTCCTCTTGATAACAATCAAAGGCCCAGTTTCCATTATTACCACCCACATAATAGTTGTCAGAATGTATTAACGCAGTATGAGCGTGAGAATCTTTGACCCAGAACCAAAACTCTATTGCAAAGGCTCCTGTTCCAAAATCAAAATCAGAACTTCCCGGAAGACTAATATAATCTCCCGTCCCATCAAAGTTTATATTTGACTTGTACTTTGGAAGATTATTCTCGTAGTAAATTGCGTTTGTGGCAGAGTCGTGATAGTAGGTGCCTTGACCAACATTAGTATCTGAACCAGCAGTACCAGGACCACCACCATCAAAGTGCATTAGTAACCGAGTATCTATGTCATCTGTGTATGCTGTTGTTGATGGTGTAAAGTTTGATGTGTATAGTGCTTTACCTGGAGTAATACGAACCTGATCCATAAACCCTGCTATATTCCCACCACTAGTATTATGACTACCTGTACCTGTACTGTAAGAAGCAATAAAGAGGGAAGCAGTTGCACTGTAGTCCTGTGTAGCACTACTGTTAGTTGCTACCACAGTTCCGTTTACAAATATTTTATTTACGCCTGAAGCTCTACTTGCGGCAATATGTACCCAAGTATTACTGGCCCAACCAGTTGTGCCGCCTTGTGATAGTGTGTTACTAGAACCTGACCATTGAAGTCCATTAGAAGAATCCCACCAAAACACCCAGTCGCCACTGTTTACACTATTTCTGTGTGTAAAGAATTGTTGGTTGTTTGTTGAGATATTGTCTAGTGATACCCAAGCTTCTACTGTGAAGTCTCCTGAACCAAACTCTGCCCACGGACAACTTGCACCGGGGATATAAAGGCCGTTATCTCCACCGTTAGTGCGGTTACAACCTGTTCCTATTTTTGGTGCGACAACTTTTGCGTTACCATTTGTAGTTATGCTATGAGTACCTGAACTAACATCAGTAAATGTAGTAGAAGCATGAGCACCATCACAATGCACTAATAGTTTTGTATTACTATCATTAGAAAAGGCTGTTGTGGATGGGGTAAAACTTGTTCCCCCATAGCGAGCAGTATTGGATATTCTTATCTCATCCATATAACCTTTCAGTTCATTATAGTTACCATCTCTATTGTTAGCAATACCAAGCACAGAAGATACTGCAGGCAACGCATCACCATCAGTTACAGTGGCATCAATAGTGCCATCTACATACCATCTGAAAGTAGTACCCGATCTTTCTAAAGCCAAATGATACCATCTATGTGGTTGGAAACTTGTTGCTGTTGGAAAATCAGCAATCTCTGGTGAGTTGCAATAAAACTTTACAACACTATTACTCTGATAGATAGACCATCTAGAACTTGATGATGCCCACTGACCTAGTAAACCAAAACCTGGATGACTAGTATGAATGTGGTCAAAGTTGACCCAAAATTCCATTGTGAAGTTATTAGTGCCAAAGTCCCAATCTGACGAATCGGCAACAGATAAACTATCCCCACTACCATCAAACATTACACACCCAGTTCCAAATTTAGGTCCAATGATATGTTGACCACCAGTGGCATCTTCGACCCAACCTACTGGGTTGTTTACTACTCTTTTGTTCGCTGCGTTACCGTTAGCAGTTAGGCTATGTCCTGTTCCACCTACTCCAGTCCAACTACTATCTGTAAAACTAGTACCACCATTTGAACCATCCATATGTAGTAATAGTTTAGTATCTTTGTCAGCAGTATAAGCTGCGGTCGGTACAGAAAACACATTTGAATAACGATTAATGTTAGAAATCCTTACTTCATCTACATAACCATTCCAATATCCTGACAGAGTAGAATCATTTTCTTCAAAGGCTCCAATTAAAAGATCCCTAGACGAATTCCAAATAGTAGTCATATCTGAATCTACTGTGCTATCCACCATTACACCATTCTTAAAAGCTCTTAAAGTAGTACCAGTTCTAGTCAAAGCAAAATGAGTCCAAGTATTTTGAGTCATGCAATTAGCAAAGTTCCAAGAGTGCTCATCACTACCAGTTTTACTCCATGTAAATCTACCTTGACTATCACTGGTGAGATATACATTCCATCCCTTCTTACCATTCACCGCATGACTTGTATGAGAGAACAATCTTTGTGTTCCGCTAGCAGTTGTATTATATACCCAGGCCTCTATAGTAAAATCACCTGTTCCAAAGCTAAAATCTGAACTATCCGGAACTCTTAAATAATCCGAATCTCCATCGCATTGTAAAGATGCAGTTCCAAATTTCTTTACACCGGTATCTGTATGAGCAGTCCCTGCAGCAGTAAGACTTGTATGAGGAACATGATAATCTGCATCAGTAAAACTAGTAGCAAGTACATCATTAGAGAATGGTAGATGAAAACCGTTTACACCAAATGTGACTGCTTCTTTTATGTCAGTAGGATTCTTTGGTTGCCACTGGTTTGTAAGTGTATTAGTTTCACCAAAGTATTCTGGACCTAGCGCTTGACCATCAATAAAATATAATTCTGCAAGATAGGACGTATTCCATTGAGAACTGTCACCTTGTTGCCCAATCAACTGGATTACATTGTTGTTTATCTGAGACAGAGAATTAACCGCAGGACTTAATAAAGTCGCTGATCTTATAGCCGCCCTTTCACCATTTACATATATAATGCTCCTATCAGCGGCCGTGGATAGAGTCGTATTCCATACCCACACGATATGATACCAAGCTGTCGGATCATTGAATACCATTTCAGTATGTGCCCTACCCCTACCACTACCACCACCTTCATAAATCTCAGCAGAGAGATAATTATCAGGATCAGTACCCGCTCTAAATACTAATTCATCTTGGAGGCTTGAATTATTCCATGCGCCAAATATTGCACCATAATTCCCATCTGATACACCACCATTGCTCGTTCTCTTTACCCATGCACTATAAGTCCATGTCTTTCTATTACCAGCAGTCGCTGGTGTCCAACTTAAATAAGCACTACCTGAGTTATGAGCAACATTTGGAAACCGCAACGACTTTAATTCAAACCCATCGGATGGTGTGGAGCCGCCAAGAACTATATTAGTCATGCGGCTAACTCACATTCAGCTGTCGGCCTACCTCATACATATTTGTGCCGTCACTTCTCCACACAAATATATCTTTTGCGGCTGCCGTAGTTGTTAGGGTAGGAGCAGTTCCTCCCGCCCATTTAAATACTGTGTTCCAAGATGCTGTTCTGCCACCTGTGCCATCTTGGATAATAATAAGAGAATAAAAGGCACCATCAACCATTTGGCTGGGTGCATCAAAAGTAGTGTTAGCCGTAAGTGTTAGTGTAGCAACTTGATTGGCAGTAAGTGCCCAATCCTGTGTTGCATCAAAAGTGAGTGCCGTGTTATTGAAGTTCTGTTGTGCAGTCCATTCGTTTGCAGCTGCAGTAGAAACTGCTGTTACGGTTGCCCATTCAACAGCAGATGCACCACTATTCATCTTTAGAGTTTGACTAGCCGTTCCTTTAGGCAATCTCACATAGTCAGTGCCGGTGTAAGTTAAAATATCACCAGCAGCATCAGAGCCCATAGCAATCTTTGCACCAGTTACTTGATTATCACCAATGTGTGCTGTATCAATACTTCCGTCTGTATAGTGTTCTGAATTAACAGCGTTATCAGCTAACTTTGTGCCGTCAATAGCATCTGCTGCTATCTTTGCTGTTGTTACGGCAAGGTTAGCAATGGCTGCTGTATCTACTGCATCATCTGCTAACTCGCTTGCTGCTACGGAGTTTGCCGGGAGTAATGCTGATGTAATAGCATCATCGGCTATACCAAGTGTACCTATCTTTGTTAGTGCCATTTATATTTTCCTATCCTAAAGCAACAGCCATTGCTATTGAAAAGCCTTTACTTGATTTTGAACCGACTGCCTCAACTAAATCTGTTGGAGTGCCAGAGAACTCTGCAGCGATATTAGCTATATCACCAACATCAGTAGCAAGTTCATTAAACTCTACTCGCCACTGCTCGATGGTCATTGTTTCGGGTGTGTTTCTATCAGCCATTTTCTAATAAACTCCTGAGCATTCCTTTTAGTTCTGCTAGTTCTTCTTTAATACTATTTATATCGTTTTCTCGTTGTTGGTTGTATAACCGTCTACGTTTGGAAGCAGTATAAGCAGATGTATTAGTATTCAACACTGCTCCACTTCTTGTGTCCTTAACCAAGTCGTTATTTTCTTCTACTTTTATTTCCATTATTCAGCCAACGCCATAGTTCTAAAGTCTCTAAGAATAGGTGGTTTAGCTGTATTCAAACTTTTCATTACAATCTTAATAGCAAACGAACCAAAACCTTCTAATGGTAATGTTGTTGTAGCAACATCATCATTCTTACCAGCAGTATATTCATACTCACGAAAATCGTTTATATCTAGAGATAGTGGAGTAGTAACATCAGGAATACCCGTTGTATTAAAAGGCACCCATTCAATTTCCTCAAAAGGTGTTTCTGAGTTAGACTGTGCTATCCTATAATAAACTTCTAGAGAAGCCCCTGACTGAACCGTTGCATCAAAAATAGTTTTGATAGCAGTCGCTTCCTGTTTCAAAGATATCTCTTTAGTTATATAGATGGCTACATTATTATCACCAGAAGGTTGTTTAGAATCCTTAAAGGTACTTAAACTACCTGAAAGAGTTCCCACATCGCTTGAAGAATCAACCTGGTTGATTCTGTTAGCAATACAAATAACTCCCATCTGACCTGTGCCCAAATCAATAACAGGAGAAACAGAATCTTTATCAGTAGTCAATATCGTATCAAACCGTAAAGACTTATTACCTGATAACTCGTTTGTCTCGTTTACCTGTGAGCAAATAACTTTTGGTGAACCAAACAAATAGTTTTCATACAAAGGAACTTCAAAGGAATCAGCATTTGCTGTTCTAGAGAATGGTGTTTGTGTAGAACCCAAACTCATACCAGAAGTTACCTGAGCATTTGTAGTTGCCGTCGCAGTTGTAAACTCCATAACCTTAACTTTAGGATAGAATGTATCATAAGATATATTTTTAGTTATTAGTGCAGCACTCCCACCACCAGTAAAAGTCTTACTAGCATTAGTAGTAGTTGTGATTTCAAAACTATCAAACTCTACACCAGAGATGGATGTATGTGTCTTGTTTATTTCTGTAAGCGGAATGCCTGCAAAGACATAAAACTTAACCACACTACCATCTTCGTGTGTAGTCGCTGTAGTACTATCTGAACCTCGTGTACAACCAGTCAAGTTATTACCTGACTTACCAGTATACTGAATAACCTCATTGTCTATCTTAATAAATCCAGCCGATGCAAAGTTAGTCGCAGAGGATAATGTAATAGTTGTATCTGCCGCAGACAATTCACCACTCTCATTCAATGTCGTATCAGATATTTCAGATGCAACATCTCTAATAACAACATTGTTCAAAGTAGAGTGCATACCATGACTATAGTATTTGACTTTAACTTTATTTGAACCCGAGAAAGTTTCTAACGGATTCTTTGCAAGATATTTTGTTTTTCCATCAGACTTGGCAACAAACCCAGCTCGCCTATCCAACTCTTGGTTGACTGTATATACATGACCGGTTTTAGTTGTATCAAACTTTGCTCTGTATAAAGAAAACTTCAAATCTTCAAACTGCGATGTTGTCCATGCGGATGCGTTTTGAGATTTAAACAGAGAACCCAGATACGGTTGTTCTGATACTAACTGAGTTCCACCAACATCTGTCTCAGTCAATCTTGATATCCAAATGTTGTAGTCCAGAGAATCAGAAAAAAGAACTACGGCATATTCTGTAAATGACCTCAGATGTATCGGATAGTCAAATGTAAATGTTGTTGCAGTAGCTGCTGTGTCATCTGTATTTACTGAAGATGCTGGTAATACTACTGTTGCCCCAGGGATAGCTTCCCAAGCAGGATAACCATTGACCACTGGCCGTAATTGTAATGTTACTGGTTTGGGATTAGTGGAGGTATCTTTAGTTGCAAAGAAAACATCTACCTTTGTTAGAAAAACTCCATCATCCTGAAACTCAGGATCTTCTATACGAATAGTCTGTGCCAAAGGATCTCTCCAACCATGAAACACATCCTTTTCGACCGTTGATACTCTGCCCGTGGTCGTATCTGTGCCCTTTCCTACGTTAGATTTGATCGTGCGCTCTTTGGTTTCAAGGTCTGTTCTTATAAGTTTGCCATTTCGTAGAGAGTTTACACGTTCTTGCTTAATCTGTTTCTGGCCAAACGCATTATACATAGCCTCACCAGAAGTAAATACTGTTCCAGCAATTCTATTATTAGAAGAACTATCGGTTAAACGGAAAGTTCCTTTACCCGTAGCAAAACGCATTTCATCACTATTAGGAATCTTAAATACACACGCCAGTTGTCCCATGGAATCTGTAATAAGTGGTTGTCCATTAACACTATCAGATACCGTTGGATATATTGTAGTATTATATGTAGAACTAGTAGGTTCAGGATCTGTATAGGATTTATGCTCTGTTATCGTTGTGCCTTTTGAACCACGTGCGCTGATAGTAAATGTTGTACTAGTTTTAGCTGAATATGTCATCGTTTCTGAACTTACATAAGTAGTTCCCGAAGTATTCTGCCAACGATGTTGATCACCCGAACCTGGTGAAAGGTCCCCGGCATCAAAGGTTCTTTCTCCATCAACGGCCGCAACAATTTGACTCAATGTAATCTCACCCGTATCAGGAAATCCTGCCGTAGAGGTTACACTAATTGTTGTATCTGTTTTGGATACATTAGCAGTCAACGCGGTTGTTGTTTGAGAAACACCAATAGGTCTCACATGAGCATTTACATCACGTTCATTAAAGAAAGCATAAACCCGAGTATTCGGTTTCATGTTTGTAGCCGTTACTGTAACATCTCTCTCACGCATCCATGGAATAACTTCCATAGTCGTTTCATCACCAGCACTTCTATTCTGTCTGAAAGTCTCTAGGTCAAAACGCTCCCCTTGTCTTGATTGATTGAGAAAACTCTGAACCTTTACTGTGCCGGACGTCGTGACGCTAGTAGTAGTTTTAACATCGTTGCGCACGGCAAACAAGTTACCTTTAGCAGCCGAACCATTAGGATTTCTAGTACTAGTATCACGATACCGGGTACCCTTTACTGCCGAACTTTTTGATGTTACCTTGTTACTCAAGTTTAAAGCAGCTTTCATTCTTACCGAGTCCGTCTGCCAAGACTTCCAAACATCTCTTGACCATCTCGGCTGACCATTATCATCTTTACCCAACCATGACTGCCAAGCTTCCCAATCACCCTCAACATTTACAGAGAATGCCGCCTGCCGGTTTGTATCTATCCACAGGTCAGACTCGGGATCTAACTCAACATTACCATTCCACAAAGTAACTGAGAATGGGTTGAGGTTTTCTTGTCTTGTAGCAAACTTATTAGAGTGTTGTAACATAGCCTCATCAGTATATGGCAACATAGCCATGTCACCTTTCTTCATATAACCATCTGCTGTCCGCTCATCATCTGTTGTGTTTTCTTCTTTGAGTTCCACAGTCTGAACATCTAGTCCTGGACGAAACTCACCACGTTCTCTGTCTACAGAACCCGCATAGTCGGGATGCTGTGTGTTAGCAACTCCGTGGTCCTTAAACGAGTCAACAAGAAAACCAGTTTTGAATCTATCAAAACCTTCGGCATCAAGAATTCTAAAGTTTTCTGTTTTCTTTTCTAGCAAAGATAGACTTATCGTTCTTTCCAAATTCTTGAGTCGTTTGGACAGACCGGTAATGTCTTTCATAGTCCATCGTCTGTGCGAGGGAATCTGAATATCTACTGCATCAGGACTAATCGTATAAGGGTATATCGTTAAAGCACCCAGCACCATTGTATCAGGCAACTCGTTAGTTGGGAACACCGGTTCATCGGCAGGTACTCCTTTAACAACTACAAACTTACCAGTATTAGTTAGCAACAGATAATCACAACGACCTTGATAATATTTAAAGTCTGCTAACATAGCATTACCCGGCCGGGGCATAAGTGTTTGTGACGAGTTAGTACCTTCAAACTTTCTCACATTGAATGAGAATGGATTGTTAGAACCAGAAGTAGATACATCTGCTACTCTTGGTCGAAAGTCCATATAGTCAGAAAGACTATCATTTTCATAAGCAGGTATCTGGTCATAATCTGTTTGGTTAGTATAAGAGTCTACATTAAAGAAGTTACCTGCACCGTGTGTGAAATAGTCAAATACTATTAACAACTGGCCCGTTGGTGCTGATTGATTTGCTCTCCTTCGTATTCTAGCGATATCATAAAATCCATCTCTCATACCACTATCAAAAGTATATTTGTATCCAACATCTGGATCGCCTGCAGTCACAGAACTAACCTGTGCTGTATAAGAGTTTGTCTGACCTGTTATCTGGTCTGATGCTGTGAATAAAGTATCTCCCTGATAAGCAAACTTTACTGTTGTTCCTGTGTGGTCTACAACAAGAGCCTTGGCACCTGAAGTATTTCCCACTATCTGCTCACCATCAACAAACACACCGGTCTGACTAGCAATGACCATAGTCGGTGTAACTGGAGTTGTACCAATAGCACCAGACTCATAAACAGCCCACGCACTATAACCATCAGCAACACCTAGTGATACTTCAAGGTCCTCTACTCTATGTCCATACACGCCACTAGAGGCTGCATTATTAGTAACGGTAACAGTCGCCATCTTCTGTCGTGTTTTTGTTTTATGTGTGGCAGCTGTTATTTCTAATGTTGCAATAAACTTTACGGCCGTATTAGTACCCAGATTTGTGTTTGTAATAGTTATAGTTTGGTTACTGTTAGATAATACAAAACCTGTGCCTGCCGATACGATGTCGCCCTGCGCAATACCCGTGGTACTAGATCCAAGAGCATCAATCTGGAGAGTGTAATCTTTCTCCGAATGGGTAACAAAGGTTTCACCTGATGGGGCGTTGAATGTAAGGACTCCACCAGAGGCAGTAATAACACTTCCACCAGAATACTGTCTACGAATTGTATGTTTAGTATCTGAGGGTAACATTGTTGAGGTATTGCTACGAGATGTTTCAAACAGCAATGTTGCAGCTGCAGGTTCTTTTATTTCACCTCGTTTTCGAGTTGCCGCAACATCATTAACCAAACTACTATAACCACTATCCATGGTTATCAAGTTACCAGATACAGCAGTGACTCTACGTTGTTCCAGGGCACCGTTGTTTCCTGTGGGTAATGCAATAACATCATTGACCACAATTTCTTCGTCCAACTCACCGTTTAGAGTTTGTATCAGAGTGCTTACACTTTCTCCAAGTAACCTATCTCCCAAACCTTCAGTACCGGCAGCACCATCCTCTTGCATGAGTTGACCAGAACTATCTTCTAAAGTTATTGAGTCATTATTAGCAAACGAATAACTACCTGTCAATGTAAAGTTTACATCAAGGTCTATATCTGCACTAAAGTCCTCACCGGCGTTTACCGTGTAAAGACCAAAGACCTGTTTCACATCTTGGTTAAACTTTCTCAAGGTAACTGTTGAAGATGTACCCGAAACTGTATCGCTTGATGTGCTACTGGTTATTGCTTCGCCTGTAGTAAAACGACCAACCACACCCTGTAGTTGAAAAGATGTACTACCCGAGGTTGTTGCTACTACAAATCCTGTAGCACCAGTAGTTCCACCAGTGACCAAAGAGTTTACTGTAAGTGAGTTGTTTGCTGACATCGTAATATCAGTAAACATATTGATATCGAAAAGATGTAGATTATATTTTGATGTCGTGTTGGTTGAAGATGCACCTGCCGTGCCACCATAGTATTCAAATGCTCTTACTCTTGCATTACCAACATGACTACCAGAAGTCGAACCCCGTGTAGCAGTTTGTCTATTGTATAACTGAATCTCTTTGAAAGGATCTGTATCGGTGCCGTTTAGTGTAATATCAGGAGAGCCATAAACATTTGTAACTCTAACATACTGACCGTAATCAGCATTGATAGTTTCGTTATCTATTGTTGCAGTTGTTCTTGCTTTATCAAACTCTACAACACTGGAAGAAACTCTTTCTGTTTCAAAACCAGAAACATATGCTTTACCTGGACCGATAACTGTACAAAACTTTGTAGAGTCTCCTGGTGTAGCAGCACTGGAAGTATAGAGTCCGTTATTGAACCCATCATCCAAATGTTCTTTTACTTCTATAGCAAAAGGCTTTACAATATAGTCACCAGACTCCTCTTCGGTTCGTCTGGCAAGCATATTCATAACTTCACTGTATTCTGGTTGACGAGTAGCAGATTTTAGAACACCATCCTCAAATCTCATCAACTCAATAAAGTTTGTATCTGTTGTTCCTGTAATTGTATGCTTTGCTAGTGTAAGGACAACCTTCAAACGATCCGCACCCTGCGCTGCAAAGTTAGATGCGCCCTGTGCATTATCAAGCAAGGAACCATCATCAACGTCACTCACTAAACTTTCTGCAATATCAAACCCAACACGATAACTCGGTGTGTTCGTATATTTGTCTAGTATCAATGTTTGTGCCGCAACCCTAACAAACATACCACGAACAAAATAAACACCTTCAGTAATTGCTACAGAAGTACCTGTCGCTGCAGCATCTGTTGCCGCAGTCGTGGCCGAAGAAGTATTTGCACCAAAACTTCCAACAGCAGCATCGGCCTGGATATCTTCACCATTAGCAAATGCAGTAGTAGAAAAATCAGAACCAGTTGCAATATACTTAATATATAAAGTTTCTGGATCAGTTGTGGTAGCAGCTACCGATGCAATAACCCGAGCCTTAACGCCGGATGTAGCACCTGTTATTTCTTTACCAACATAGGAACTCAAATATGTACTGATAGCAGAGGAGTTATATGTGGACTGTAATTTTAATGCAAAGTATTCGTTATCAAAGTTTAGTGCCCCAGGAATAACTTGGGAGCCTTCCTTGAAAACGTGCCTACCAAATCTTTCGATTTGGTTTTGCATAATACTCTGAAGTTGCGTCAGTTCCCGTGCTTGAACAGCTTTACTAGGTTTGAATAATACTCTTTGAAAGTTGTCCGTTTCATCAAAGTCGTCATGGTAAGGGGTTACATTAAGATCAGTTTTTTGTGACATTATGCTGCCCTCTTCCGTGCTCTGTATTCTCGCATTTGCTTATTGTACGCATCTCTATCCTTATCCCTGTATGCTTGAGCTGACGCTCGAGATTTCTCATTATTCTTTTTACGATACTCTCTCTGGTATTCGTTATAAGCATCTCGGTTTTTCTCGCGATACTTTTCCATCCGTTTAGCACCTTTTTCTCTACCTTCTGGTGTTCGTCTTCCAGCATTTCGTCTAAGGCGAGATGCTTCTTCACCACCTGACCATCTCGGGTTTTTCTCTCCATCTTGAAATCCCCATCCCGATCCAGATACACCACCTACAGTATAATCTTTTCCTTCTACAAGTTCATAATCCTTGCAAGTACCATACTTGATACCCAAGGCCTTTTCCATTGCTTCGTATTTTCTCAAAATTCAATTACCAGTTTCACGTTTTCTGTTTGGTCAGTCGCACGAACGATAGGTGCTCTGTGTTCGGTATAAAGGATATCGCCTGAATGATGTGCTATCTCAGGATTGTTTACGGCAGACATCGTTCCTGTAGCACTTGAAGATGCACCAGTAACAACTTCTGTCCCAGCAAACGCTGTGATATTCTTATTAGCATCTATACCAGTATAGTCACTTTGATAGTAAGACAAAACTCTAGTTGTAGCGTTCCAATCTACTACAACACCTTTCGCACCTGTTGTGCCACCAGTGATAATCTCATCATTAGTAAAAGTACCTGGTGTCGGTGAGGAGTTGAATGTAACTGACTTGAGAGCACTCAATGTACTTCCTGTTGAAACTGTAGTCGTACCATGGTTATAAGGATTTCTTACTAGGCCGATTCTACGGAAGTCCTGATTAACTACAAAGTCGCCAGAACCTTCTGCACCAACCAGTGCTGTGTTAGTCATACAGTAAAATGCACCAAGTTCCTTGAGAGCATCTTTACCATGACCACCCCTTGGCCCGATGACAGGTGACAATACTGCTGCAGTACTCGGAGAGCCCACAGAAGTAATACCATTAACGTGTACTGCACCGTATGTGTATCCTGTGCCCTGTGTTGTTACTGTAACTGTTGTAACAGCACCGCCAGCAATAACCACTGTACACTGACCACTAGTACCATCTCCACGAATAGGCACTGCGGTATATGTACCGTTAGTATATCCTGCCCCTGCCGTTGTAATAGTAATTCTACGAACTTCACCATCAACTGCCGCCGCCGATACAGTAGAAGCCGAGGCCCCTGATACTGTTCCTTTAGTATCAACAACCGGCATAAAGTCAGTAGTCAAAAAGTTTTGTATTTGAGTAGAAGTTAGGGTATACATATATTTCCAAATGTAACCATCACCAGGATCAAACTCTGTATTGCCAGTGCCTGTAGGTTTGGTGGTAGAGGCTGTATTACCATCATTCCACATACACTTATAAACTTTATTCTCGTCTGTCATAACAATAAAAGAGGAGGCAAACAAACTTGTTGCTCCACTGTTAGCAGTATTACTAGCACTATAGTCGTGCCTGTAGTAATCGTATGTTGTACCCGATGCCCAGTTTCGTCTTGGAATGACAAAGGAAACATCACTTGCCGATACACGTTTGGCTGCTATCATATCACGCCATTGACGTTCTTCTTCTTCTACGTTATCAGCTGGTGCGGGTGGAGCAGCATCTGACCCTCCACCTGTCGTGGAACTCCACTGCTGTGGTCGTCCAATAAACATATAGTAATTGGTAGCAGCGGCCTCACCAAATGACTCATAAAACTGTTCAGCATTATGAATCCTAAATTTGTTTGAAATAATTGCAGCCATTAAACTTCTCTCCGTTTTGTATATATTTATACAAGTTTACTAGGTTGATTTCCCAATACTTATTTCTGACGGGGCAGGAATATTATGTCTTACCGGTGTATTAAACTCGGCAATAGTAAACCCTGTCCAATCTTGAATTCTGTACCCATGGTTCTGTGTAAAAATAAATTTGTAATTATGGACAACAGTACTATCTGCATGAGTAGCCGCACTAGTACTATTTGCCCCTCTGGTACAACCAGTTAGATTGTTACCAGATTTTCCTGTGTATGTTATTTGTTCATTCTCAATAACTATTGTTCCAGCCGTTGGGAACTGTGCACCCGAAGTCAATGTTATTGTCGTATCTGAATTGGAAAGTGTTCCACCTTCATTGAGTGTGGTAAATTCTCTCTTTTCATAGTACCCAGCATGCCCACCGAATGTAGATGTGCTCGTTGCTGAACTCTGAAAACTAGGATCAAACATATGGTCATTTAGATTGGCAGTTGTCCAACCCATAGCATCGAGATTTGTTGATGTAGAATTTCTAGCAATAGTCAAAGATAAGTTCAAAGTAAGAGAAACATCTTTAGCATTACTCAGTGCGGTGTCACGTCCTACACCAGTTGTAGGTGCTGTGGATATTGTTTCTGCGGCCGTGCCCAAACGTCTTCCAAACTTCGTTGTGAATATTGTCTTGAATAGGCTAAACAACTCAGGCGTTTTAGTTTCACGTCCATCAACCAGAAGTGAATCAGTTGAAGCCGTTTTGATTCTCATATTCAGATTCGCAACTGGATTTATTTCTCCAAATAAAGCAAACCCGGATGGGTGTGCTGTACCCAGTAATTCATTTCTCCACTCACCAATAGCAGTTGATGTTTTTACAACATAAGAAAAGTCTTGGTAGTAGAAACTATCTTGAATCTTTTTAGAGTCCTCAGATAACCAACCATCCTCATTTGCATACTTACCAAACTGTCCAGCAGTAATAGCAGTAGCAGTCAATACTGATTTTTCAACAGCCGTAACGGTTGCACTGAACCCGCCAGAGGCCGACACAGTTTCACCCACCGTGTAAGTTCCAGTCACCACCGTCAAAGTCAATAAGCCTAAAGTAGCATCCCATGAGCTTATATTACCTGTTGCTGAACTAGTCCCACCTGTAGCAGTTGTAGCAGCAGTAGCACTACCCGTCACACCTGTTAGTAAAAGTCTAACGGGAGGTGTTACTGTAGGACCTTCTGCATATCCAACTCCAGACTCTGAAATTTCTACTCTACGAACATTACCCACATTGCCATCACCCCTAGCAATAACTTTACCACCAGACCGACTACCTGTTGTGGGTAGTGTTAGTGTTGGTAGACTTGAATAGTTTGTGCCTATAGACAATACTCGTATATCTGTAATATCACCTGTGCCTGTAGCAGACTCTTGAGCAATCTTATTACCCAACCTATTTTCAAAATATACTGTTTGGTCTTCCATCACAATATGATCTGCTGCGGCCATATCATAATTTTCTTCTTGAGTAAAATAAAGAGGTACAGTATCTTCTGTTGTAAGTTCTCCGACTTCAGCTTCTAAAGTAATTCTAAACTCAGTAGATAACGATCCAGTTTCTGGAGCAAAACCACCATTGGCCACAGCAATTTCAGCAGTTAGTCCTGTACCAAAGGTACCTGTATTATCTACAGTAATAGTATCACCCATTTCATAACCACTACCCACAGCAGAAACATCTACATTAGAAATACTACCGTAAGAAAGTTCATTGATACTTGCTGATGCACCTACACCACCATCAAACATTCTAGTTGTTACTGGTATAAGGTCTGTAGTTTTATAATACTGTCCCGGTGTAGTTTCTGTTATAGCAGAAAGTTGTCCAGTAAGTTTAGCATATAAAGTATTATTTGGATTTGTGTTATCTATACCATATACTGTTTGACCATCAACAAAAGTTCCAACTATAGAATCTTTGTTGAGTATAATATCTTGCACCACAATACTACCCAGTTGAATTTCATTAATTGTTTCAACTGTAGCACTGGCCTTTTCTATAGCAGAGTATCCTCCTGTAGGTCCTTGATAGCCCGCAGTATCTGGATGATGTAATGCACCTTCTAAAATAGTAACATCTCTAACAAGGTCTTGTGTGACAGTCTGTCCAATAAGATTTCTCAGATTGCCTGTGGTAAGTGTAGAGTCCTCTTGCTCAATATGAGAACCATCCTCCATAGTCAAAAAGATATCTTGGTTAGTATCATCTTCCATAACCATACAGTCATTCACCTGTACCGCACGAATAACAAAATCGTTTGCCCAGTTACCATCCGAGACACGGAGCATATTTTGATTGGGATAGAATAGTTCGACATTCTCATCCAACAACAATCTAAAGAAAATCTCATGGCCTTTACGAGTACCCTTTGCTCTATAAAGGTCCTTAATACTTTTTAAGATATTCCTTTGGTCAACACCTGTCGCCAAACTCCGAGGAATAGTTTTTAAAAATACTTCTTTGAATCTGTCAAAGAAAGTATCGACAGTATCATCCACGTTTGCATAAGACATTAAGTTGGATACATTCTCAACCGGGTTAGCACGATACTTACTTATAGTTCCAGTAGCACCAGAAGTAGCACCAGTAATATCCTCGTCTATCACAAAAGAATTTGACGAGGATATAAAAAGTCTACTGTTAGCATTGATATCTTCAACAAGAACTGTGGCCGTTGCTTTAGAAGTAGATCCTGTTATAGTTTCACCATTTTGAAATACAGATATACCAGAGTCCTCAAGAACAACTTTATTATCCTGACGACCGGTAGGACCTTGATCCTCATTTTGTAATTGAATAAAGTTGACATCATCTTCCATCAGAAGTTGGTCAACAGCACCAACACTAGTTAGTGTAAGTTCAGCACTTTCCATAAACTCATAATATCGTTCTAGAAATGGAATTATCCCAGCGTTGTCCGCTCGGACAAACTCTGGAAACTGTTCCGCTATTCTTACAGAAACTTTATTATCTAGTTTTTTCATTAGTAAGAGGATGTAGTGTTATATGCTGTTCCGGCGTTTGATGTCCCGGCCGCAATAGTATCTACAGCAGCAGTAACAGTCATACTAGTAGTGTCTATCTGAAACACTTGATTTCTTACAGGGACCAAATCATTAGAAGCAGGTTTCATTGAGAATTTAATAGTTCCATCGGCATTGACAACTTCAGTTATAGTTATAGAATCTATAGCAATCTTTCCAGTATTATAGTCAATTGTTCCGGCTTCACTATCTACTGTTGTTTTAGTTGAACCAGTAAGATAGTAAGTAAATATTTTACCAACACCATCGTCAGCGAAATACAGTGTATTAGCATTTCCTTCTATCTTGAAACCTGTGGACCATGCAACTATACCCTGGCCTTCAATATCTCCAGCACTATGCTCAATACTATTTTCAAAAGCGATAGTATATTTTGTTGCTGTATCTAATGTAGGTGTTTGGTTATAAGATGCTCGAATAGTCGTTATGTTAGAAACGATAGCGGGATCCACTTGGTCTATCTTTGTTGTGAACTGAGAGAAACGAAATATCTTTTCAAACTTCTGCAAGTCAGTATCACTGTAACTGGTTATCATATCCGAAACCTCTGTTTCAAGGCCAGAACCAGTTTTGACTGTTGCCCCATCATTGAACTTGAAATTTACAAACGGAGTAATGAAAATAGTAACGGGATCAACAAACTCAGGTGTGATACTTGCAACCGTGTAGTCTTTTAGTGACTGTACCAAGGTTGCTTTTGTAGTTGTAGTTAGAGTGAAACCAGTCTTTGGACGAATACTCATAAACACCTTACCATACACAACTGGGTCTGCATATTCCCCACCCCACACAGCAACCGACTCGATGTTTGGATATAACTGATGGAGTAGTGCTTTATAGTCAGCAGCAGTTACTGCTCTATTCTGTGTAGCATAACTAAACGGTGCATTGTATTTTATCGAATCTAAATTTTCAGGAATGGCACCACCTGACGCTGAAACTGATGTAGCAACTGTAATGTCTGTGGCCGTACCTATCGTACCAGACGATTGAAATACTGATGCTCCGTTACCTTCTGTTTCGTTTGTTATAACATAAGAGGCTTTGACGATATTACCATCCGTCAGTTTCTTACCAACAACACCATCACCAAAGTATATCTCCCATTCACCGTTAGTAGTTTCTTGAACAAAGAAAACTGTAGAGGTTGCAGTAATATCTACTAGAGTGTTTGCTTTAGTATATGTAACCGTTGTTGAATCAGATGCACTGGTTTGTACTGAAACGGCCAGAGTAGAAATATCTACACTATTATTATCAAGAATAAACTTCTCATCTGCATCAGAAGTATTATGAGTAAATTCGGTTGTTATATAAGTTCCTTCATAAGCAGCCACATTAGAAAAAGTATAAACACCATCACTGGGTTGAATAGTTCTTGAAATTATATTTACAAACTGATAAGATGTTCCACTGATGGTAGTTGTAAAAATATGCCCGGCAGGCATAGTTAGCGATCCGCCTGTCGCATCGTTAGCAGTTACATTCAAATAAGCAACAGGTGCTTTAGATGATGTTGGAGTATATCCCAAATGTTTAGCATGAGATACTACAGAGTTTCGTTTGACTGCTGTATCTAAAAACATTTCATTGGCAAGCATGTTTGCCATGAAAGCATTGTAGTGTGTATTGTATGCTAGAATATCTAACAGTGTAGAAAGACCTGAGCCTTCAAAATCATAGTCAGTAAATTCAGACTGACCCTTGAGGTAAGTTTTGAGATTTGATTTGATAGTATCAAAGTCTAAATCTGTAACTTCTAGTTTGCCTAATGTGTTTAGTGCCATTATCGTACCTTATTTAAAAATAACTCGACATCATGTATTACATTGGGAACATTGGCTATCGAGAAACTAACTGTTATGCCTAACTTGTTTTGATCCAGACTATATCCATCATCATCATTTACCTTTACTTCTTCCACAATTACTCTAGGTTCCCATCTATTGAGAGTACCTTCTATTGCTACTTGTAATTCTACTTCGGTGATAGGCGAAAAGTTTTCAAATAAAGAACCATGGACGTTTCCCCCTATCTCTGGATGGAAAGGTTTTTCACCTTGGTTCAATAAAACTAAATTACGAACAGCACGTTTTATTGCTTGTACGTCCGTGACCTTACTCACATCTTTCGATGCGGGATGTTTAGTAAAAAACATATTGAGGTCCTTATAGATGAAAGTACTTCTAGGACTCTCGTTTACTGCTTGGGCATCATCGTACCCTGTGTTATATGTAATAGGCATATCAACTATTTATACTCAGACTATTCATTCCCGCCATCAGTTGCCGGGCCCGCCATCACCACCACCCTCGTTACCATCAGCTGCTCCACCCGGATCCCCGGCCGACCCGCTAGATGACCCACCACCGCCTTCGCCCGGTGCTGTTCCTTGAGAGCCAGGTGAAGTTCCTGCACTTCCAAACTCAGAACTTGGATCAATACCTGATGTAACATCAGCATTACCAGGAGATGTTCCTGAAGTGCCGCCAAATTCTCCTAGGCCAGTTGATTGATCTCCATATCCACCTGGATCATAACCACCAACATTGTCATTACCATCGGGACGGTCACCACCCTGTATTTCTCTATCTCCAGAACTGGGTTTTTGTTTATGAGGTCCAAACCCAGTATTAGTAGAACCTGCAGGGGGCGTTGTTGAGGCCTCGCCGGCAATTGTTGCTATTACCAATCCAGGCTTATTAGTCCAAGTGCCATCTGCCCATTCACCTTGACCAAGTTTAGTTTTTTTCCAAGGTCCACCAGGCCTTCCATGGTTGCCCGCTTCCGATGCAGCGGCAGCTGCTGCAGCTGCTGCAGCTATACCTTCAAGATTGCCAGTCTCTCCGACACCGGCCGTGGGGTTACCACCATGAGTATTACCTGCTGGGGCTGAAGGATCTCCATGTGGGTTTCCTGCCATTAGTCTACGTCCTCGTTATGTAAGTTTCTAATCTTTTCAGCATTTACATTTACATCGGGTGCGGTACTTCCAGCAAACGGATTGTTTTGTGGTTTCTCTAATCTGAATCCAGGTATTGAACCACCAGTCATACCCTGACTATGTGTATGAGTTGCATCAACCAGTGAACCCCAAGTACCTATATCACCTTCGAGGTTTGTATATGGACCAGCCGTAAATGCTGTCACAGAGTCTGCTGCTTTGAAAGCAAAGTTTACTCTTGCCTGTAAAGTATTTCTAGACTTGGGTGAATCGGTTAAGTCTACAGTGGTACCACCTTCATGTACTATAGCACCTCCAGGCAATTGTAGATTACCTGCAAAGTCACCACCACCAGCCATACCTGCAAAAGGATCACCATGAGGTACTTTCAAAAGTATTCTACCAGAGGAAGCTCCAAAGGCACCTGCCTCAAGATGTATCAAACCACCGAATGGTTCGTCTTGACCACCCATGCCATTATAGCCTGTGCCGGGTTCTGTATCTGAAGCGTATCCATGTGCCTTTGCTGTTATTTGAGCAGCACTCATATTGATAGAGTTTTCCCGTGCCTCGATATTTACATTGTGACCTCTCAGGTTCAAGTCTCCCTTGGCGTGTATGTCGATGTTATGGTCAGACACTAAACGAATATTCCATTTGGCACCTAGAGTCATTTGGTCATTACACCTAATCATCATTTCATCATCGCCTGTCCAAAGTATCTGTCCCTTCACATAAAGGTAGTCATCATGGATAGTCAGGTTATGATTGTCACCTGTAACCTTTGTAGTTTTATTACCACTGTCATCAATCTCGTAGTAAGTACCCGAGCGATGCATCTGGTTGATTCTCTCTGCTCCAGGAGTATCATCATATTCCATGATGTGCCCCGACTCAGATTCATAGACATGGTTGAAGGGATATATTGCGGCATTCGCTGAAGTAGGCTCACTCCAGTAATGTGTCATTGTTTCTTGTGTGCGATCCCCACCACCAAAAGCATCTTTGCCCCCAGGGACAAACATACCATGTCCCATGTTTATCCACTTCTCTCTTGTCTCTGCTCTTGTCTCCAAAGAAACATGAGCATCCAGAAATACTGCACCGCCACCAAGATATTCAGAAAACTTTGGAGCCCCTACTGGATATTTCCAGTCAGCAGAAGTAGCTTGAGGATTGGTTTTGACATTAACAGAGTATTTTGTTAGTGGACTAGTTGAACCTATAGTCCCCGGACCACCAATACAACTACCATCAGACGAATTCAAAACAAGAGTAAATCCCGTCACAGGATTACCGGTCGACGTTACTCTAAAACGTCTACCATTCAACTCTTGCATTCCCTTGACACCAGAGATAGTTACAACATCATCTGTCTCTATAGGTTCATAAGATGACCCAGCTTGTGTGGTAACTGTTATAGGTGTGGTACTAGTTATATTAGTTATTTTCAACCCACCCTTGGCAAGTCTATTCACATCGTCTACAGGTATGGCAACTCTTTCAGATGCTTTCACATCAGAGAATTTTCTTTTACCACCCACCTTATCTCTTACAAACCCATCATCATATAATGCCTTTATTCTGTTATACATAGAAGGACCATACAAGTCCTTTATAGATTTTTTCTGACAATACTCTAATCGTGGATATGGTGTTCTATGATTTATACCAACCTCAGATATATAGGGATAAGTCATATCATCCCCATCATAATAACCTGTAGAAATAACATGACCCAGATTGACACTATTCTCGTTATCTGCGAAGCCAGTTTGATTCCAAAAGTTAGGTGAATCTGTAGGGGGACCAACTAGTCTCCTAGTAGTTCCAAAAGTTTCATATAGGGCATCAGTATGAGTTACTTGAGAAAAAGATTTTGCACTACCTTTAGGTAAATCAAGAGCGGCGTGTCTTGCTTTAGTATATGAAACAGCTGTACCATAAATTATCTCATCACCATACATCTTCATACGGTCGACTGCACCATCACCCCAGTTGGCGTGAGGTTCTAGATAATCTGCAACGGGAGTAATAGAACCACCGTCGGTAGATACGAAAGTAACTCTTGAAGGCGGGAATGGTAACTCATCCAAATATAGTTTCTGAACATTAGATCCTGTTTGAAATGTCGGGTCAAAGAAACCTTTTTTATCTGTATCTCTACTCTTACCCCAGGACCCCTTGATACCATCGCCCTTTAGAATCTCATCTTCACCTTGAGAAGGTCGCACGTTCTTACCAGGAAGAGTGCCCAACACAATCCAATCTTGCATCAGGTCGACATCACGGGCGAACCCAACTACCCAAGTACCTGTCTCAATGCCGGGATTACTTTCACCCACCCCTGACATAGAATGACCACCTACAGGCATCATGCACTGACACCAAGGTAAATCTTTTGTGGGAATTTTTATTTTATCTTCGGTGTGGTATCCAAGCCATCTGACTTTCACTCGACCCATCTTGCTCGGGTCATTACGATCTTCCACAACTCCCATTCCGAGTACAGTTCCATCACGTCCAAAGAATTCAGTATTATTCATATACAATATTTATAATGAAAATACTAAATAGAGTTTTGGCTCCGGGAGGTTGGCTCGAACAACCACTTGACTGCTTTCGCAATAGTCAACACCCTATAAACGGTAGGGCTGCTTTACCAAGTTAGCATATCCCGGAGTATTTTTTTAGTGCATATTTTTTATCACATCCCTAACATTATACATCTGCTTTGCTCGTATAAATCGGGTCATCCCAATGCCACCTCCGTATCTGGGAATAAAGTCGTGATCCAGAAACTCATCTAGTTCTTTCTCAACTCTATTCTTACCAAACAGTCCAAAAAGTAAGTTTGCATATAGTCCATCAGATATAGTATGAAACATATTTCGCATCTCATCTTTATCTGACGACCTTTCAGCTGAACCTATAGTTTCCTGTTCCATGATGATAACATCTATCTTGGCGGCAGTTCCGTCACCGTTCTGTTTCATGTTCCAGAAGGGACTTGTATAGTTGGGGAAGTTCTTTATCATACAAGGGCGGCCACCCCAGCTACGACACATATCTCTTTCGTGGTCGTGGTCTAACTCCTCAACATGAAATGTCTCGGCCCAGTCCTTGTAGTCCTTGGCCACCACTTGGTCTCTTGCACAGAACTGAACGTGCTCAAGAAGTTCCTTTTCAAGTTCCTCCAAATCCGACACAGTTCCGGGTGCCTCGAACTCAAACATGGGAAAAATAGTTTCGTGACGACCTTCTACTATATTTGGTTCTTGTCTATAAGATGTGCTCATACAAAAAAACCCCTTCGATGAGGGGTTTCGTAAAAGCTCATACTCCAACCACATTTGGCCGGTTTGTGGGAGAGGCCATACCTCTCCATTATAATTGTAAGTTGCTACAGTTTCCGGGTCTTCGCAGGCGGCCAGGATGCTCAATCTATTTTGTGTATGTACCTCTTGAAAGCCTTTGGCCAAAAAAAAACCACGTAGTAACGTGGCCGATTCAGTAAACTCTCTAGGTGAGATTATTGCAGTCATATATATGTCCTCAAAGTTTTATCTATTTATACAAACCGCAGACGCAGCAAGGCCCCCAATCTTTACGGGAGAGGGGGCACTTGAGGACTCACTGATTATGTAGTTGGCCCGTGGCTCATCATTACATAATACTCTAGGTAAGATTTTTCTCTATAATATTGCCTACTGTATGTGTAGGACTTTTATTCCTATTATTGCAATTTACAACTATCTAATGGGATCGCTACTCCCACTAGATTACTTTTCTCGTTTCACTACCTATCTCCATGCCAATGTTGTTGGTGCCCATTCGTATGATGTGTGTGTGACATATGTCCATGCCAGTGCGGTTGATAACAGCTTGGACTATGTACATGGACAGTACCGTGATGGTCATATTGGGGCGGTATAACGTATGGACCGACAAACCGACCATTTACACATTGACTCTGCGGGTATCGTACACAGTTATAACCATACTGATTACAACCATGTGACATATAATAACTTACACAGTCAACATATGCAGAATGTCCGTGGCCATGACCATGATTCGGAACGGGATGATGTGGATAGGGGTTGTGTGGAACACTAAACAACCAACCCAAGTTGATGCTCCACTGTACATCACCTGCCTTTGCCGTGCTCAAGTATAACATACTCAAGCTAAACAAAACAGAAACCAATAAGGCCTTGTAAAATTTCAAACTATTCAATCTCACCTTTCTTTTTTCTCCAATCTGTCCAGGCATCGCCGTTGTGAACTTCGCCTATTGTAACATCTTCTTTCAGGACCCAAACTTCACAACTAAGGTCCATATCTTTCACCTGATACTTTGTATCTTCTCTGTTTCTTGCTAAGACCAATCCACGTCTTACCAACTTCTTTTGTTGGACGACGGGCAAGTCCGCCAGTGAGTAGAGACCACCGGGACGGTCATACTCGTCTACAGGCCACTCGGCCGTATAGTAACATCTATATTTAGTTTCTTCACTTTCACTCATAATATTGCTCCATATATGCGTTGTATAACTTACCTTCTAACTTATAGGCCTCTTTCTCCCACGGTGCTTCATCATATGTAATTGTGTTTAGTTTGTATCGTTTGGTTTTCCATTGTGTTGTGTTATCGTCGTAGTCATAAAGTTCTTTTCTCAAGAATTGTTTTAGATGAACAAACTCATGTGCTAACCAAGTCAAAAGATGCCCACGTTCATGTTCCATACTGCTATCAAGTTCGATTTGAAATTCTCTTGGTTTAGCCATGGTCCCCATAACAGAACAGAACCCATAAGCCTCTGTCTTTATTTTCATATCTTTGACTAACTGGATATCTACAAGGAGACTATCAGAATTCATCATTCTATTACCGAGTAAAATAAAGGCATAATACCAGGATGCCTCTGTTAAGTCTCTTACCAAGTCCTTATTCTGACTACGAAACCCATCAATGTAAAGTTGCATCTGGTTCAAGCTCCTTGAACACAAAACGAATAATCAGGTGACCTGTTTCATAGACCCAGGGCTTATCTTCTCTCGGCAAAGCGTTTTCTTGAATGTACACCCGTGCCGCATCAATGTTGTCAAACTCTGCAACAACCTTGAACTTACGGTTGGCCAAAGTTTTAGTCAAAGCTTCTTTCGACAGACTCGACCACTGAATAGCCTTGTTGGTGTATTCGCATACTTCGTACTTCTCTATTGTTGGCATAATAACCGACATATATAACTCCTATAAAAAGTGGAGGGGCACAGGGCCCCCCCTGTTCACATTATGAGAACGAATAATCGTCGTCGTCGTTTTGGACATCTTCCTCATCAACATCATCGTCCTGATTCTGCTGTGACATAATGTCCTCGACACTTACACCACTGTCGACCTTGGTGTAGAGGTCCAGAAACGAGTCCTTCGTCTCCGTATCGAAACGTGACACGCACATCTCGATAGACTTCAACTTGTTATCAAAGATACCATAGGCACCTACGATGTGTACCAGACGGCGGGTGGAGATAATCTCATCAACTCCTCCGTCCATAAACGTCTTGCGGATAACGTCCGCCCACTTGATAAGGTTACCGACGAACTCGCCGTCCACCTTGTCAATCTTCGCCAACTCGTTGACGAGAATCTTCTCCTCAACCTTGTTGGTCGGATACGACTGCTCCAGAGTAATCGGGAACCTTTCGAGGAATGCCTCATTCAACACGTTGGTGCCGATGAAACGACCGTCGTCAGACCCCTGGCCCTTGGTGTTCGCCGTAGCAATGACTGTGAAGCCAGGTGCCGGATGTACCCACTTGCCTATCTTCTTGATATAGACACTGGACCCCTCAAGGATAG